GGCTCTGGCTCTGGCTCAGGCTCAGGCTCAGGCTCAGGTTCAGGTTCAGGTTCTGGTTCTGGTTCTGGCTCAGGCTCTGGCTCTGGCTCAGGCTCTGGTTCTGGCTCAGGATCTGGCTCAGGCTCTGGCTCTGGCTCAGGCTCAGGTTCAGGTTCCGGCTCTAGTTCAGATCTGGTCAAAACATAAAATACGTTCTGGTTACTCGAATTTTCAGTTTCTGTAGACCAATCAGATAGACTCTGCTGATTCGTAGCATATACTGTTCCGGATGCCCAACCACTAGCACTACGAGTATATACATATGAATATTGATTGATTCCGTAAAAAAATAAGACGCTGTTGTTTTTTTTTTGGAAATCAGGCATACTATTATTTATGTAATCGTTAATAGGTTGAATCATTTCAGAAAGAATATTATAACCATCAAATGTAGTTGCGCCTGTCAATGGAACTGAATTTAATTCATTATATCCACTATTGGACCATTTCGCAATTTCGGCTTGCGTGGTTTTACTATTTGGATACTGATTCCAAATATAATACTTGCCTAGCTGTAATATAATGTTTGGTTCTATTACAATAATAGTAACCGGTCCGATCCCTGAGCCATAAAATGATGCCATCGTATCACTAGATGTTGATATGTTCAACGCCTTAAACGTGCTTAAATATAATGTTACCGTTGTCAAACCTGAATTTTGGAACGCACTTTGTCCAATACCGGTTACACTTGCTGGAATCGTTATCGATCTCAAAGCTGTCGTGCCTCGGAACGCATTAATTCCAATTTCGGTAACACTATCTGGTATGATAATTTCGGTCAAACCGTACGCATTATCGAACGCACCTTGTCCAATGCTATTGTAACCTTCAATGATTGCTATAGTTGCTCCCCTTAAAACCGAATTTGTTAATCCATATACTTCTCCTGTACCTGAAAATATTATATATCCAATAATATTCACGTCATATTTGGTTCCAATGGTGTGACCGGGACCTACATTCACAGGGAAATTAGTTTCTTCTAACCTATAAACGTTTATTGTTGCTTCGGTTAAACCAGAACCATAGAACGCGTCTGATCCAATGCTAGTAACACCTACTGGAATGGTTATAGAGGTCAAACTTGACGCACTTAGGAACGCATTTTGTCCAATGCTGGTAAGTCTAGATCCTTCTTCAAATGTTACCGATGTCAAACTTGTCGCGTTTTGGAACGCATTGTTTTCAATTTTGGTAACACTTGGCCCAATTTCAACTGTAGATAATGTTTTAGAAGTATCATAAGAATTACCTGTTATGATTGTATCTCCACTATAGCTTATAGAACCGTCATTATATGTAAATACTGTTTGTGTGTTAGACATAGTAATATTATTATTATATACACATATATTTATCTAATTTATCTAATTTATCTAATTTATCTAATTTATCTAATTTATCTAATTTAACTAATTTTTATACAACCACTAAAAATAATAAAAATTGAAAGGATTTAATGATAAAATATATACCATACATAATAGACAAATCATGGCAGAACAATCTACCCTTTCTAAATATCAAAAATTGACGGATAAGGAGCATATCCTAAAAAAACCGGATACGTATATCGGTTCCATTGAAAATACGGAACACGAAGGATATATTTTCAGTGACGATAAAATAGTGTCCAAAGAATTTCAATATATTCCGGGTTTATATAAATTATTCGATGAAGGCATTGTAAATTGTCGTGATCATGTAATCAGACAAGCGCAAGCCGTCAAGGACAATATCGAAAATGCTATTCCAGTAACTAACATTGAGATTACTATTGATCCGGATGGCACGATTCATATGTATAATGATGGCAATGGTATCGATGTTGCCGAACATCCTGAATATAAAATTTGGATTCCAGAGATGATTTTTGGTCACTTGAGAACATCTACTAATTATGATGAAAAGAAGAAAGAAAAAATAGTAGGTGGAAAAAACGGTTTCGGGTTCAAGTTGGTTTTAATTTGGTCTACATGGGGTAAGGTTGAAACAGTCGACCATGTAAGAGGACTAAAATATATTCAAGAATTCAAGAATAATTTAAATGAAATCGGTAAGCCATCTATTACAAAGTGTAAAAATAAGCCATATACCAAGGTATCGTTTAAACCGGATTATCAACGCCTAGGTATCGAAGGACTAACCGCAGACATGATGGCGCTTTTCAAGAAGCGTGTATATGATGTATCCGCTATAACAGACAAAACAATTAAAGTAAAGTTCAACGGACAGCTGGTTCCTTGTAAAAATTTCGAACAATATATCGATTTATATGTCGGTTCAAAAGTGGATACAAAGCGTATTCATGAGCTGGCAAATGACCGTTGGGAATATGCTATTTGTTTGGCACCTAATGACGAGTTTCAGCAAATAAGTTTTGTCAATGGTATTTATACTTCTAAAGGAGGCAAGCATGTAGAGTATATTATGAATCAGATTATTCGTAAATTATGTGTTTATATAAAGGCGAAGAAGAAGGTGGATGTAAAACCGAATACTATCAAGGAGCAACTACTGTTGTTTTTAAGATGTGATATTGAAAATCCGTCGTTCAATAGTCAAACAAAGGATGAACTTGGAACTGCGGTTAGTTCGTTCGGTTCTACATGTACGGTTAGCGATGGATTTATTGAAAAAATTGCCAAGATGGGCGTAATGAATGCGGCGTGTGCTTTAACTCAAGTAAAGGAAGATAAAGTGGCTAAAAAAACGGATGGCTCAAAAAGCAAGAGTATTCGTGGTATACCCAAATTAATTGATGCCAACTATGCTGGAACGGCCAAATCAGGTGAATGTACACTTATATTATGTGAGGGTGATTCAGCCAAGGCTGGTATTATTTCGGGTCTTTCAAAGGAAGATAGAAACATTATTGGCGTTTACCCAATGAAGGGTAAGATATTCAATACAAGAGGCGAAACATTGAAGCGTATAGGCGAAAATAAAGAGATTGTCGAATTAAAGCAGATTTTAGGTCTGGAAACTGGAAAAAAATATACAAAGGAAACAGCAGAGAAAACACTGCGTTATAATTCTGTCTTGTTTATGACGGACCAAGATTTAGATGGTTCGCATATTAAGGGACTTGGATTGAATTTATTTCAAGACCAGTGGAATTCATTGTCGACACTGGATAATTTCATTGGTTTCATGAATACACCCATTATTAAGGCAAAGAAAAATGGACAAGAAAAGCTGTTTTATAATGACGGTGAATATAAATTATGGAAGGACGAAAATGATACAGCTGGGTGGAATATTAAATATTACAAGGGACTTGGAACAAGCACTGGAAAGGAATTCAAGGAATACTTTACACACAAGAAGATTGTCTATTTTAGACACGATGGAAAAGTAAGCGACGACATTGTAGATATGATATTTAATAAGAAGCGTTCGGAAGACCGAAAAGAATGGTTATCTAATTATGATAGAAATAGTTATTTAAATACAAATGATAATGCGGTAAGTTATACGGAATTTATAAATAAGGAGCTTATCCACTTCTCGAAATATGATTGTGAACGTTCAATCCCAAATATGATGGATGGATTAAAAATCAGTTTAAGGAAAATTTTGTTTAGTGCGTTTAAAAAGAATCTGACCACGGAGATTAAGGTAGCACAATTCAGTGGTTATGTATCCGAGCAATCTGGATATCATCATGGTGAAGCAAGTTTAAATGCTGCTATTGTAGGTATGGCACAGGATTATGTTGGTAGTAATAATATCAATCTCCTTATGCCAAATGGTCAATATGGTTCACGACTACAAGGTGGAAAGGATTCAGCCAGTGAAAGATATATCTTCACACAGCTGAGCCCAATTACCAGATATATTTATAGAAAGGAAGATGACGCCGTATTGGATTATTTAGAAGACGACGGGTTTCCAGTAGAACCATTGTTTTATGTGCCAATCGTGCCCATGATTTTGGTAAATGGTGGAAAGGGTATTGGAACTGGATTTAGTACAGATGTATTATGCTATTCAGTTGACAAACTTGTAGATTATTTACAATGTAAATTAAAGTGTGAAAATACCGACAATATAGTGTTTACACCCTATTATAGAGGGTTTCATGGGACTTGTCAAGAATCAGACACGAAAAAATATATTATCAAGGGTGTATACCATAAAATAAATGATAAGAAGGTAAGAGTTACTGAATTGCCAATTGGTTGTTGGACCGATGATTTTAAGCTACATATTGAAAATCTCATGGAAGCCGACAAAAATAAAAAGAACAAATCGATTGTAAAAGACTATAATGATATGAGCACTGACACATCAGTAGATATTGAAATTACATTGAATGACACAATCGATGAAACGATTGAAGGGACGAATCACTATAATAATTTTGAGAAGACGATGAAGCTATACAATTCATTCAGCACGAACAATATGCACTTATTTAACGACGACGAGAAGCTATTAAAGTTTGATAAGGAGAAAGACATTATCGAGGCATATTATCCGGTTCGATTGAAATATTACCAAAAGAGAAAGGATTATATGATAAATTCTCTTCAAAAAGAATTGTTATTACTTTCAAACAAGACCAGGTATATTCAATCGACCCTAAGTGATGAAATAGACTTACGAAAGAAATCAAAGGAAACTATTTTGAGTATGTTAAATGACCATAAGTATGATATTATGGATGGGGACAATGATTATAAGTATCTGCTCAAGATGCCGATGGATAGTGTAAGTGAAGAAAATGTGAATCGATTACTAAAAGATAAAGGTAACAAAGAAGCCGAATTAACTTTAATTCAATCAACCAGTATTGAACACATGTGGTTGAGTGAGCTAGAAGAACTAAAGCGTCAGTTATCCACACCAAAAACTATCATGGTAAAGAAGCAAACCAAAAAGTAAAATGAAGAATAAAAATAAACACAATAAAAAACTGAGTGAGTATAAATTTTTTATTGTATACTATTTAGAGCAATATATTACGGCCTAAAACCAAGGTTTTAGCTCTAATGTTTTATTATTATAATCTGGTTGTACTGGACGGTCAATCGGTGTATACATTGTGCTGACGTCACGTTTATAATTAATATATCCTTGGGCCTCGCCGTATATTTGTTTGACACAATATGTTATTACTAAATCATTTAATGATTGAATTTGTTGTGTTATTTGTGTAGGTAGATTTGTCGAACTTTGAAGAAATACACTTCTCATGATTATCTTTAAGTTGTCACAGTTTTGGTTGTCTATAATATATTGTTGGTTAGAAACCTCGTATACACCAGCACGAATACCATTTTGGATAATTCGCATATTCTCTTTACTAAAAAATGCTAACGACAATGTAGAATCTTGAAAATTTCCAGTCATAGCATCATGGAATGTAGAACAGTCACTTTTAGTCGGTATTTTATCAAATAACGAAAACTGATTCATGATTGGTCCTATTATATTTATTCTTCCATTAGTGCTCGAACAATTCATTATATATAACTTAAGTATATATAATTTTTTCTGTTTAAATTATATAATGGAGTTTAATTTTCAAAAAATAGTCTTGTCTATTGCAATTGTGATGTTTATTATAATGTTGATTTTCATTGCGGTTGTCTTATATAAGAGTAAATATAATGTCAAATTTCCACCTACTGTATCTCAGTGTCCTGATTATTGGATTGACAAACACGATCAAAATGGTTCAAATAACTTAAATAATGATAATAACCAAACATGTACAAATGTAAAAAATTTAGGCAACGTTTCGTGTGATAAAACAATTGACTTTACCACTGCTTTTTGGAAAGGCGCTACAGGAGCTTGTAACAAATATAAATGGGCCAAGTCGTGTGATTTGACATGGGACGGTATTACAAATAATTCAACTATATGTAATTCAAAAGATATATTACCATGTTCAAATATTTGATACAACTAAATACATGTTTACCTGAAATAAACATAAAAACAAATTACATACCATTATATACTATATTAATAATATATGGATACGCATGATATCACTACTATTTTAAATAGAAATAAAATAGCAGACAATATAAAATCGTTCTTTATTGATTTTGAAAAGGAAAAAAATAATCTGGGGTTTAAACGTGGTATATATATTTATGGAAATCCTGGAACAGGAAAAACCATGTTCATTGAAAAAATACTAAAAGAACTGAATTATGATATAGTTAAATACGATGCTGGCGATATCCGTAATAAGTCTATTATTGATACTATAACAAAACATAACATGTCTGACCGAAATGTGCTGTCTATGTTTCAAAAAAAGGTAAAAAAAATCGCCATAATTATGGATGAAATAGATGGTATGAATAACGGAGATAAAGGCGGAATTAATCAGTTGATAAAGCTGATACGTCCAAAAAAAACGAAAAAACAAAAGTTAGAAGAGATTACATTAAATCCTATTATTTGTATAGGCAATTATCACATGGATAAAAAAATAAAGGAACTGATGAAAGTGTGTAATAGTTACGAATTGAAAAATCCATCAGCAAAGGAGATGGATAATTTGTTCATGAAATTAATGCCATCTATTGATAGTATTCTCAAAAAAAACTTATTAAACTATATCCAAGGAGATTTGCGAAAGTTTGATTCCATAAAAAATATATATAATAAGCAACATGTATTGTTGAAAAATGAAATAATTCAAAATGTTTTTCAACCTAAAACGTATAATGAAGATAGCAAGAAAATAACCCAAAGATTAATTAACGGTAGTTTTGAATTGAATGAACACAATATTATAATGAATGAAACGGACAGAACGATTGTTGGATTATTATGGCATGAAAATATAGTAGATGTATTGGCAAAACAACCGTATGAAACCGCATTCCCATTTTATAGTCAAATTTTGGACAATATGTGTTTTGCTGATTATATCGATCGAATAACTTTTCAAAAACAAATCTGGCAATTTAATGAAATGAGTTCGTTGATTAAAACATTTTACAACAATAAACTATACCACGACGCTTTTCAAAAAAAGCCAAAGTTTAGTCCTACCGAGGTTCGGTTTACAAAAGTATTAACAAAGTATAGTACGGAATATAATAATTATCTGTTTATTCAAAATCTATGTTCCATGCTGTCAATGGACCAAAAAGACTTGTTTACATTATTTCGTAGCTTACGAGAGGAAAAAACGGAAGAAGAAATATATGAAGTATTTGAAAACTATGAAATAAATAAATTAGATATTAAGCGCATGTATCGTTATCTGGAAAAACATTGTTTGCCAGATGTTATAAATGAAGATGAAGATGAAGATATACTATCTATAACCAGTAATTTGTAAAAATTATACCATGAAATATTTTATCGTATAATTTGTCCTGTCTGCCGTGTCTGCCGACGGCTAAGGTGTCTGCCGACGGCTCAATCGGTGTGTTTGTTGTTGTATATTTGTCTGCCGACGGCTAAGGTGGTATATTTGTTGATGTATCATTGTCTTTGTGTGCCGACGACTCAACTGTTGTCTTTGTTGTTTCTCCGTATGTTTTTAATTTCGCAAGTAATGTACTATTTAACTGTTGTAATTGTGTGATACGTGTTAAGTGTCCTTGTATTTGTGCTTGTTGTTGTTTTATTAGTTCAACCACTTCAGGTGTAGTTAATGTTTTCGAAGGTCCACCATTTGTCTGGATAGTAATTTGTTGACATTTGCTTGCTTGCTCTTCAGCGTTTTTTCGACGTGTTTCCTCCATCTTTAGCATTTGTTTTAATACATCAGGTTTCATAGTCGAGTCTCCAGGGCTATAATTCTCCAATTTTGAATCGAGATTTAAATAAAAATCTTTTAATTCCGGTTCATTTACGAAATAGTCTATTGTCTTATCGCTTTCTTGTACAAATTTATTTAGTGGACCCTCCAGTAATTTACGTTTATCAAATGTATTCTGTTCATGTGAAAATACTAAAATAACGTGCTTCGGGTTTAATTGAACTAATGGAACTGTATAATCTTTTAAGAATGCTTTTTCTTCTGCCAAGCACGCATCCTCTTCATATCTATTATCCTTTAACAACTCTCGTCTAAAAGCAAATGTTCCAGCAGTAGCATGATTCGCTTTGTAAGGACCAAATTGATACATTTTTTGAATATGTTTAAAATAAATATAAATTTCACTACAACCTGCACATAATGCGTTTGGATTAGCCTTTAATGTCTCTACAGCATGACTTACCCTGGTTGGTGGATAATAATCATCATCATCCATATATACCAATATATCGCCAATACTTTTATCGTGTACTAAATTTCTCTTTTTTCCCAGTGTCATTTTCGCATCGTATTTAAAATATCTAACGTTAGGATGGTCTTTAACTAAATCTTCTATCTTGTCTGTTCCATCATCTATTATAATCCATTCCATTCTGTGTTTTGGATAGGTTTGATGTTCAAAACATTTCAACATTGCTGGAATAAACGGACGTCTATTAAATGTAGGAGTACATATACTTACAAATGGGTATTTACTATCTTTTGGTGGAGTAGGCGGGTTAACCTCCTTTATTTCTATTTCATCCGTGGTATGACTATGTATTTGTTTATTTACAATTCCATGGTTAGACTTGTTTTTGTTCTTATTTTTTCCCATATAAATTATAATATACAATTCTTTTTATACCATGATTTAAATTTATTCTTATTCTTATTCTTATTCTTATTCTTATTCTTATTCTTATTCTTATTCTTATTCTGTTTTAGTTGATTGACCTGACGATGGAGGCATAACCCCAGCTATTATAAATATTATTAACATTGGAACCGCAACCATCGTTTGTAAATTAGTGAACGCAGCAACTATCGTAAGAATAAATAACAATAATAACAAATAATAACTATTAAATTTATTTCCCATTATTTCCATTATTTGCTTAGCATTTAGCACCACAGGCAATAGCACGAAACTAAAAATTACACCGATTACTTGGAAAAAAGTTAATATAACTGGTATAAACCATGTCCATCCAAAAAATAATCCTAAAATAGAAATAAGCATTCCCCAGTTTGTATTTTCATTCCAAAATACACTTACTAAGGTTGGTATCCACCACAAAGAGGCTACTAATATAATAATACCAATCACGCCCGGACCTAAGATAAATGGAACTATATCTTTCATTGATTCTGGCACTAAAGCACAAGTAGAACCTACAAAGTCTATCATTCGTTTTATAAATCTACGCAACAATGAATATGAATACTTTGCTTTATTGGGAAACCAATTTCCAATTATAGCACCAAACGTGTTTTCTTTACTCTCCATTGAATAAGGAAAGCCATACTCAAACATTCCTCTAACATATTTATTCTCAAATAACTCACTTTGTGTAAAGTCAATTGGCACCCCACAACCATTGGACCTAGCACCTCCCTTCATCTTTTTGCCACCAGATTGTGGCGCCAATGAACCATCGTTATTAGAACTTTTAGGAAACAGTGGCGGTAATTTACTACCAGACTTGCTCTCATCTGTGTATGGACGTTGGTCTACATCACTTGGAAAAAACAAATCTAAATTTATTCTAGTGTAATATACAAAGTTGGCTCCCAATAAACCTACTATTAATACTATACAAAAGGATGTTAATACGGAGACAATAAATGGCTTCCAATTGTTTTTTGGTTTATCCGTATTCTTTTCATCATTCGTATTGTTCTTATTATTAGACATGTATATATTTAATAAATATAAATATATATATTTTTACAAATATACTGGTTTTACGCCCTTGATAGATTTACACCATATATTTTTTATTTCTGTTTTTTTTCTAAATAAACACGGTTCTAGTCTACAATATCTATCTATTTAGTATTTGTCGTTCAAAATTAAATCTAGTTATAAATTATATGACTGAAAAACTGTTTCTTATGGGTGTAATTATAATATTTTTGTATTTTATTTATCAACAATATATATTTCAAAGCAGCCTATTTTTTAATTCACAAGAAGGATTTACCCCTCAACAAGTGAATGCTATTATACAACCACCAGGCTCTTATGAAATAGGAACCGCCGATTCTAACTATCTTAAGCAAACTCAAATATTAACGGTTAGTAATGGATATACTGAAGAAATTATTAATCGTTTAAAACCTAGTAACCCTGAAGCATTTGATAGGGAGACGACAGATACAATGGGTGACTTTCCTGGGGCAGAGCAAGAAAAATATGCTCTTCCGACCACTGAATTTGAATATCCAAATGATTATAAATTTACGGTTGATTACAAATGTCGCAAATCTGCCACAGGCATGTTTTCTGATTGTGGTGTATATTCAGCGAATACTGCTTGGACGGCTGACCCATATAAAGGATTAAATTGTCCACTTACAAACACCAAAACACCTGAAATATCTAGCAGTATTTTCACCAAACGCGAGACTAAATATGGGACTCCAAGAAGGACGGGTATAAGTAGTATGGGTACTTCAATGTTACGATAAATAAGTTATAGTCATAAACCTGTAAATAAAAAATATATGTGGTATTTTTTTCTTTTTGGTCGGTGTATTATTGGTATTATTATGGTTTGGATGGAGCCAACTAGATTAGAATCTATCTAATCAATCTAGCTAAATAAACTCTTTCCAAAAATCTTTCTTGAAGTAAGTGAATAACCTCCAATCGATCTGGTAATTACTCCAACTACAATCATCCAGTAGTTGTTTAAACTTTTTACTTTCTAGTGCCTGCTTTATCATATTTGCTTCAGACAAGCTAGCAACCTTAATGGCCATAGCGTGCTGCGTCATTCCATATAAGCCATCAAAGTCAACAACCGCATTATATATCCCACTGTCTCCAAATATTACTTTGGGAATAGTAAAATGACCGTTATCGTTTCTTGAAGAATACATTATCCTTGTTCCTTTCTGAGGAGTTGAATGGATTAACGGATACTTATAAATATCATCTTCTGCCAATTGGACCCATTTTTTTCTGGTTTCATAATTACTCGTACTAAACAAAATATCGCAACATTCGTCGTTATCTGTTTTTAATACATTATGAATAGTATCAAAATTATTATTAGGCAGAAATTTCCATTTTCTCAAATCATATTCATAGACAATACCGGTTTCACTCATGACAGTAGTTGCTTTATATGCTGGTGTATTTTCAATTACGTACCAATCATATCTTGTTCCACAGTTAAATGTTTTTTTACCGTCCTTGGTATCGTGAATTTCTAGATAGACCATTTGATTAGTAGATGTCATCTTTTTAAATAGGCCGCTATATTTAGAATTGGCACTATCTGGTTTTCTCCAACCGGGAGGATGAACAAACACCAAAAGTCCTTTCGGTAGTAAGAATTTGTCTTGCGATATTTCAACGAATTTATTCCATAATAGATCACCACCACCCTTCTTGCCGTTATTATTTTGACTATCGTTATAAGGTGGATTTCCTATTATCGCATGAAATCCACCAATGTTCCACTTTTCGTTAATATCTAATACAAGTGTATTTCCGATATGCGTATTGAATTTATAATCTAGTTCATCCAGGCCGGTGTAACTTTGAATATGACATTTCAGTAATTCAGTAGTAATAAATACATTAAGTGCTGTTAAATCGGCATAATAGATACACTCACTCATAATTATACGACAACGATCAATTTCATCTGGATACGTGTCTTTTAAACCATGAACGAATTTATCGAAAATTCCTAGAACAAAATTTCCTTTTCCACAACATGGTTCGAATACTCTGTGCGGAACTGACCACATCTCAATAGGAATTTTATTAAGCATATCATCCACTAATATGACAGGTGTCGGTATTTCCGCATTATCTTCCTTTTCCGAAGCAGTAGGAACAAAATGCTGTTCAATTAAAGTCCGAAGTTTATCAGGTGGGGCAATCCTATAAATTTCACGGATGTTGTTGACTATCTCGGCATTATTGTCGATGATATTATTCATTATACTGATAATAATATTATAATTGTCATTGTTTAAATCAATTTTATCGACTAATATGGAAATAATCAGATGACTTGTCTTTTTATTCGTAAATATTTCTTTAAAGTCGAAAATATCGAATGATTTTGAGATGAGTGCTAGTAATGGAAATAAGAAGGTTTTACACATTTCAAGAGTCTGATTTATAACCAGTTCCATTTTTATGTCTTCTTCTTCTTCTGTTACATCACCAGATGTTTCATTTTCATTTTTACCGGTTGGACCGTCAATTTCAGTCTTGGAAATACCACCCTTAGGGCAATGTTGTTGTTCACCTTCTAAATCAGAATTAACAACCATATTATTTTTACTCTCTTGATAGATTATTTTAAGGAAAGACTTCATATCGTCGTGATGACAAATCAACCCATCTAATATCACAGTATCATCTATCTGATCAATCATATTAGTTGCTTCATTTTGGAAATACGATTGAATATCACATGATTTAATATTCCCATTATTAAATTCATGCGGATTGAATAAGAATACATTCTTCTCATACATGTAATATAATATTTCAGCATTTGTTTTATTTTTGCCATGACCTGTTTTTCTGTAGCGATGAATCATATCCATCATATATATATATGAACGTTGCACATTCATATCTACATTAATTCCAATAGTCTTACCAGCGGCAGGAGTAAGAGCTCTAGAATATCTCTGGATTTGATTGTCCAGATTATGTCCATCGTCTAGAGAAATAGTTACATCACACTCATGATATGTTACTCCGACTGAACCCTTATTTCCTAGTAACAAAATACACCCACGCTTCTTACCCTTCTTTGTATTATTCATACAATTCTGAATGAAGTTATCATATTCCTCATTAACAAAACCAGTATCATCCGTTGCATTGGCATACTCGACGTTATAATTACTCCATAAGTTATGCTCATCTAGAAATTTTACCATAGTCTTTTGTAACTTTGAAATTGTCCCATTTCTAGTGTTAATAGGTAGATATAATATGGACAATAGTGGATTAGATAAGGAGGATAGTCTTGATCCACGTGCAGCCTGTGTCTGTTCAATAGTCTTCATGATAGTTGTTTTCATTCTATTACTTGATATGATTAGTTCAAAGAATCCTATCAACAACTCAATACCATCATTTGTTTTTTCTAACTCAAACTTCTCATCATATTCTACTTCTCCTTTCGAATTCATCTTTTGCTGAAGAGCCAATAAAGAACTTGCGGATAGCCCATAATCAGTACCATATTTTGAATTGTACTCATTTATCTCACTAATCAATAATTCAGGATATGTATGTTTCATGAGAACTTGAGTAGGATGATTTGAATAGTCTTTATTCAATGTATTATCTTCAAGACATTGAATAAATGTATTACCGTGGCGATTAACCATATAGCTCATAGCCTGTTCTTTATCGTCATTTGTTGTATCCGGATTATTAATCAATTTCATCATAGCAACATCTATCATTTGCCATTCATATACTCGCTCATTATGAATATTGTAATAACGTTTTGTTTTGTCGGCAGTACCTGAAACGAACATACATAATTTAGTACCTTGTCGTACATTATCAATAATGTCTTTGTCACCATTGATAATATTGGTATTCGTTTTTTCCGTAGATGATCCTAGATGAGCTTCATCAATAATCATAGCATCAAAATGAAGCTGTTTTAATAGTTCGGTTTTGTTTGTTTTTCCATCAATCTTTAGGAATTGACACGAGCAAAATACGATGCCTTCATAATCATCATCTATAGTATCAAAGTCCGTTTGTTCTCTGTATTGAATGCCCTTGAATTCGATCCATTTATTTAGATCCTGTACGAAACTCTTAATCGTAGAGCATACTGATGTCATAAGTAGTATTCTTTTATATCCAGATTGAGATAATAAATATTTAGCTATCAATAACATCAAAATGCTCTTTCCACTTCTAGGCATTTGAGATATACAATATTTTTGAACATCAGTTAAGTTACCGTTCATCGTTGCCTTTGCTAATTCAAATATGTTTATAAATTTTCTCAAAGTCATATCCTGATGTAGCATCCTAATTAGTTGCTGTCTAGGACAATTCAAGTAATCTGAGTTAATATGCTCAACAAAATCATCAATATCCATGACATTGTCTGAAAATCGTTTACAAAATACGTCCAATGCGCGAATGATATCCGATTCATCAAACAATAGACCATCTGCTATAATTCTATCGTGAATTAGTTTATCTATACTTTTTCCGTTTTTATATTTATGATTTTCTACAAATTTTCTATTTTTTACCAATATACCAATTTTGAAATCGTTATCAAGCAATTGCTGCGAAGTAATCGTATTGTCTATCTTACATACGTCCGTTTCACTGTATTTATTTTTATATTTTACCGAGAAGACAATGGTCGTATCATTGAGTTTAATACCTAAATCAATGATGTTATTGCCACCGCCTTCAACTTTTGTTTTCATTAATGGGATTATATTTTTCATTTCGTTTAAATTTTGTAATTGCCCATCACATATATGCGTATATGAAATACCTTCAACGCACTTCAGAACTACCAATAATTGGAAAACCGATTCATAAATCCACCCTTGTCTTCGCTCGCTAATAGGTGAAGAATTATTATCGGTCATAATAATATTATACAATTCTTTACCTCCCAAATGAATGAGTGATAACATATTCTTTAATATGTCATCGCGAAAGATTTGATTGATAACAGAACTCATGATTTAGTTAATTAATAAACTAATGTTGTTAAATTTAACCTATATAAAATAGAGGGTGGGACTTCAATTTTTTTTTGACCGTATTACACTAAACTTACCTAGCGTACATCATACCACAGTTACCTCCAACAAATGTAAGCACGTTATATCTTTCTTCAAACACCGTCATGTTATAATTATAATCATAAATTCTCCATGTAGGTTTATTTATACCTATTATTTCTCCAGTCGATGGGTCGCATATAGTGTATGTTTGTGCTTCAGTATCTAATGGTGGACTATATGTAGTAAATTCTAATTGGATATCGCGAAATTTACTCATGTTCATCGCGCCAGATGGCTGAAAATCAAATGGGTCATTATGAATCGCAAAACTATAATTATAAAGTCCATCAGGCGCATTACCCGATGTTCTTACGTATTTTTCAACATAATTATAAATACCAGCGTCTAATATATTTTCTCTGTATTTTCCATCCAGTAATATGCCTAATTGAAATAATATCTCCCTTTGGTTTTGCGGGGCAAAGACACCGGTAGTAAAATAACCGGTATGTGTTCCTGTAACTGGATTATATCCAGGACCAAAACCGGCCTCTGTTGTTGGATTACAATCTAGTGTCCAATTTCCAGAAGGATCCGCAAAATCCACCTCTTGAGGCAAATAGTTATACGGCCAGTTTGTATAATTACTCCATTGATTTCTTAAATTTATATCAGTGCGTTGAAATGTCCACATCCACGACGAAACCATACCCATGGTATTTTCTAATTTCACGCGCTGACTTCCTGTAACATTAAAATATTTCCAATCATAAATGGATTTAAACAGATATTTCTGCTCTCTTGCCGCAAATACTTTGGACTCTTCTTCTGATAAAAATCCATATGTAGATATCAAATGAATGTCCGCATTCCAACTAGTACGCTTATCTTGGTATGATACGGTATTTAAGGAAATATCTGGTGGTGGTTGTAAAAAACGATAAAACTGTTGCAACGACTCGTTAAAATTTGGCTGGATATAAGGATAATTATTTGTTTCGTCTGTTACGTCACGAATTACTATCAATTCTTGAACTGGTCTAATGGTAATATTTATTTCCAATTCATTGTACTGTAAGGCCACCAGTGGAAATGCCATCTTAGCTGCTAAAGTAAACCAGAAATTAATAGGGATATATAATTTCCTAGCTCTAATGGATGGTTCAGGACCAATCGGGTTTGCCGTGTAATATGCATTTGGATACGCATTGACTCTTGGACCTACGTTTCCTGGATCATTTAGTTCAGGGATATTTCCGGTCATTTTATCGTATAAATCCTTTTTTTCGCTTGTAAAATCTCGCTGTATCATAGCCAATAAATAAGCACCGGAATACTTGTTTAGTATTTGACCTCCTACCGCAATTTCTACTTCTTCAATCATCTGTGTGCCCAAATCATCGATCCATTTAAATTCATAGGGTGCCCAGTTTCCCGAACAGTCTTGGGGTGGATAAATTGGACTCCATATGGTAGGTAACTGAACTACTAAATAAGTATCTAGTAATAGTTCAGCATATCTCTTCATTCTAAACGTGAATTTAGATGATTCTGACATTCTCAAATTACGCAATCCATCAAAATCTAGACGAAACTTTTGTAACCCGAAATTAGTGTATTTTTTATAAGTTGTTTTGAAAAATGTCTTTGATGGATTTCCATTTAAATATACATTTTGATTTCCATAAGCTACTATATTTAATAATCCTCCGGGCATAAGATGGATATATATATATTTATCATACAATAAATATATTTAACTGCTTACAAATATATTTATTGTAATGTTTTTGTAATGTTTTTGTAATGTTTTTGTAATGTTTTTTGTAATGTTTTTTGATGAAATATTTTTTCATCGTCTAATATAAGTAAGTATGGAACATATAAATAAAGCTCGTCAAATGTTTTCAAAAGTATTTATGGAACAAAATAAGGCTACTATGGTGAAATATATGTCCTATTTCATAATTGTTCTTTTAATAATTGGTATTAGTATATATACTATCAATAAAATACAACTTAATAAAAAAAACTGTGTCATGCTTAAAAACACGTATTCGTCTTTCCCGCTAATATCTTCTATTAACCCAGACGATGCCACATACGACTACAAACTAAGAGATTATTATATTAAAACCGCTTATAATTGTTGTTGTGGCGGTGAATTTAAAAACGATTATGTCAATATCTGTGCTTTAGAAACTTGTATTGCCCAAGGAGCTCGCGTTTTGGATTTTGAGATTTATTCGATTGGCGATGAACCTGTTATAGCCGCATCATCGGTTGATAATTATAAAGTAAAACAAACCTACAACTACGTCGGTTTAAAAGACGCATTAGATACTGTAAATAATTACGCTTTTAGCGGTGGTTCATGTCCAAATCCCAACGACCCTCTGATATTACACTTTCGTATTTCCAGCAATAACGATAAAATGTATAAAAAAATGGCGGATATTATTTATGGCACCATTCAACCTAGATTATTAGGCAAAGAATATAGTTATGAATATACCGGCAAAAATTTAGGAAGCGAAGACCTTAAACTATTCCTCGGCAAAATAATTATTTCTATCGACCGCGCAAATCCTCTGTTTGAGAATACACCACTAAAGGAATATGTTAACATTGCGTCTAGTTCTATTTTCTTAAGAGCTACACGACAATATGATATTATTAATACACCCGACACGACTGAACTAATTGAATATAATAAAAAAAACATGAGTTTTACTATGCCTGATCTTAGTGTAAATAACAAAAATGTGTCTCCTATTTTAAGCTTTAATTATGGATGCCAGTGGGTAGGTATGAATTTTCAAAACTTTGATGCGGATATGCAGTATTATAGTCTTTTCTTTGATAAAGTTGGTCATGCGTTTGTTTTAAAACCCGAAAATTTACGTTATGTTCCTGCTACTATTCCTGACCCTACGCCACAAAACCCTGCCAATTCATATACAACACGCAAGGTCTCGACTGATTATTATTCGTTTAGCGTATAATTTCTAAAAGTTGAAGGAATGTATTTTTCGCATATAATACTAATTTTTATTATTATTATTATATATACATTAAAATGTCGTCATGTGATAAAAAATTAACCTTGGAAGACAAGGAAGTTGCCATATTAAGAAATGCTATTGATATTGCGGAGAAACGAAAAGGCAGACAAACATTGAGTGACCCGGATGTTAAAAAGATTATTTCTATATTGGAAGATTTTCTCAAGCAGAAAAAACTTGTCTGTTATGGTGGCACAGCTATCAATAATATTCTTCCTTTAGAGGACCAGTTTTATAATAAAGATATTGAAATTCCCGACTATGATTTTTATAGCCCCGATGCTTTAGATGACGCAAAAGAATTGGCCGACATATATTATAACTCTGGTTTCCAAGAAGTAGAGGCAAAAGCAGGTGTCCATCACGGCACATATAAGGTATATGTTAATTATATTCCTGTAGCAGACATTACTTATTTAGAAAAACCATTATTTAAACATCTCCAAAGTCAGGCTATACGCGTGTATGGTATTTTATATTGTCCTCCTAATTTTCTTCGTATGAATATGTATCTGGAGCTTTCCAGACCTACCGGGGATATCAGTAGATGGGAAAAGGTGTTGAAACGACTTATATTATTAAACAAACATTATCCTTTAAAAGGTAAACAGTGTGACCCCAAGTTATTTCAAAGAGAATTTGAAGCGGTTGATGCTAAGAAGGAGGAAGAATTGTATTACGTTGTTCGCGATTCTTTTATTGATCAAGGACTGGTCTTCTTTGGTGGATATGCCAGTTTTCTTTATTCTACTTATATGCCGGCAAGTCAAAAGAAGCTGTTTCAAAAAACACCGGATTTTGATGTATTGTCCGAGGACCCAGAGAAATCAGCAGCTATGTTGAAAGAACGACTAACAGAATTTAACTATAAAGGTATTAACATTATAAAACATACTGGAATTGGAGAACTTATTGCGCCTCATTATGAAGTAAAAGTAAAGATAAATAATATTGAAGAGACTGTTGCCTTTATATATAAACCGTTGGCTTGTCATAGTTATAATAGTATTAAAAAAGGTAATAAGACAATTCGCGTGGCAACTATTGATACCATGTTGAGTTTCTATTTTGCCTTTTTCTATAGCGAACGTGAATATTATGATGAAAATCGTATATTATGTATGGCACAATACTTATTTGATGTTCAACAGAAAAATAGACTTGAACAGAAAGGATTGTTGAGACGTTTTAGTATTAATTGTTATGGAAAACAGGAGACAAGAGAAGATATGAGAAATATCAAATCTAAAAAATACAAGGAATTAAAAGAACAAGCTGGCACAAAAGAATACGAATCGTGGTTTTTGAGATACATTCCATCTGAAGAAAAAGAGTCAAAAGGAGATAAAAAAGGAAATAAACTCAAAAATAAAACCATTGGGAAAAAAAATGGTAACAAAAAAGATAAAGATAAAAATAAAACCAAGAAAAGCAAGAAAAATAAAACTAAAACTATAAAGGGCGTATTTGGTATCTTTTAGACCAGTTGTAAGTTATATCGTTTAAGATTGTAAAGTGTCCAACGTGTCACTATTCTTTTTCAGTCTTTCTTCTTCTCTCGATTTTTTCTCTTCCTCTTCAATTTTTCGTTCCGCTTCATCTTCAAGTTCAAAAAAGTATTGTCGCCCTTCCAGGCAGATATCCAGCCATGTTAGAGCATCTATTTTTTTTTCACCATCTCTATTAAAACCAATCCAAACACCAGCAAGCCCGCCTTCTTCACCCCATTCATTTTTTATCCAACAATGTGGGTATTTATCTACTAAACTTTCTAACCACTCCCAATTTGGGTTCCAAGGACTCCACTTATTAAAAATAATTCCCCTAGTTCCACGCACTAACATTTCCACTGTTTCATGATAAACATGTTTGTCATTTTCTTTATGCTTCAGTTCATTAATAATTAGGTCATTTAATTCTTTCGTAAATTCTCTATCTTCACATGTAATAGTTATACGGTTTGAACAATCATTCGGCATATTTAATATATAGCATATGTTATTTGTCTTTATGTAATTATCCATAATATTTAGTTTGTTGGATCGGATTTACCGAAAATATTGAAAAAATATTACACATTTTTACGTTTCAACGCTGTAATTAAGTATAATAAAATTGATTTAATAAATATTTTATTATATTATACATCAAATACAACGACAATATAGAGAACGAATATGCAATTGAAAATATTTCGAGATATAATAAAATCAGTATATAATGGTTATTATATCGATTTGGGACAAACAGATGTTCTTGAGGAAAGTACACTTGAAAATATAAAAATAAATGTTATTCCACACGAAGGTGTTCATAAAAATGTAAATTATATAATTACAATTAAATTTCAAGAAGAAGACAATTGGCCACTTATTTATATAGATTCGGAAATATTTGATAAAATTAAAACAAATCAGTATTTACAAGATAAAGGAAGAGTAGGAACTCATAAAGGTATATGTATTAAAAATATGGGGTATGGATATAATTTTAATAAATACTTTAAAGAAATATGTGGTAACATGTGGGAAAATTATATTTATAATTTGATTTGTGTATTTAATAATTTACAAGATTTTGAAAAAGGTAATGGTATTCGTTCAAACTATAAAAAAATATTGTCTTTATAATCATTTTGAGCGTTTGGAACGTTTATAATTTGTTAAAAAATTGATGTAATTAATACTTTTTAATTTATAACATAATACGATACGATGGAACTTGTTAGATTAACAGCGAAGAACGCACATGAATATATTGGATATAACATACTATTTAGAACAAGGGGTAT